CAACATCACGCTGACGCATCTGCATGTCAGTAATTGCCGCGTTCGCCAGCTTCAGTTCTCTGGCATTTTTGTCGCGCAGGGCTTTGTAGGCGATTGCGTTATCACGGTAATGATTAACAGCCCATGACAGGCAGACGATGATGCAGATAACCAGAGCATAAATAATCGCGGCGACTCTGCTCACTGATCTATCCCCCAACAGGCTAATGCGCTTTCCTGGTCACGACGAATAACCTGTCCATAGCAGTTATTTGAACGTATGCGGCAATCGCGCCCACCATCTTTTATCCACCAGCGAATCGCCTCGCATGCACCTTTACGATCACCGGCATTCAGCCGCTTATAAAACGTCGACGGGAAACACTTACCGGGGCCAATGTTATAGGGACAAAATGACGCGATACCCGCTTTCTGTGGTTCGGTCAGTGGCACTTTAATATTGCGCTCCACCCATGCCAGCGCCTTATCCCGTTCAATGGCGTTAACCTGGTCGCATTTTTCCTTCGACAGTTTCATACCGGGAACAACGGGTTTTCCATCCACCACCGTGGCACCCCGACAGATGGTCCAGATGCCGGAACCATCGCGGTATGCCGTTGTGTGGTTACCTTCTTTTTCATCCAGAAACTGGTCGAGAATATCAGGCGCAGGCGCACCGACGGCAATCAGTGCCAGAACGGCAGCCGACAGGCCGTATCTGATTTTTGCGTTCATGGATATTTATCAGGATTTATCGGTTTCTGAACCCTGGATATGTTTATCTGTCCCGGCCTGTTGAATCAGGCAAGGAATAGTTAAATACAATAGAGAGGATTGTTTATGGACAATAGCACCATTTCTCTACAGGAGTTGCTCGACTGCATTTCCAGGCTTCGGGATGATGTAAATGCCCTTACTGTCGCATTTTCATATCTGGCATTCTCAATTCCCAAGGAACAAATGCAACCAACACTGGCATCGCTCCAGCTTGAATCAATCAATCCCAAATGGTCCCAGCAACAACAAAATTCTTTCAAGTGGCTGGCGGTATTACTGGAGGAAAAATATGCTGGTGAAATTACCATTTCGGCGGAGTCTTCAGTGAACCAGTAATTCTTCCCGGCAGTTTTCCTTTGTAGGTTATCCACACACTCTGCGCCTCTAAAATTATGGGGCGCTTTTCCGGCGACTGCTCATCCCCTCCACATAACCCGGCAGCAACATCCAGGAAGACCTGTCTGATGCTCCTTCTGGCTGCTGCCTCATAAAACTCCAGCGCGGCACCTTCAACACGGTCCAGCGAGATGTCCAGGTCAAAAATTTCACCGTCAAAGCGTTCTTTGTCCTGTAATGCTAAAGTTACCGTAACTTTATTCTCAAAATTGCGGATCCCTTTCACAATCATTTCATAGTTTTGGACCATTATATTACTCTCCTCTCGCAGCCTTTCTTCTGTCTTCTCTGATTTTGAAGTACAGATTCGTCAGATAAGTCAGAAAGCCCAGAACCAGACTTCCCAGTACACCAATCGCAGCCCACTGAGACGGACTAACCTGATCAAGCCATTGTAAAAACCAGTAGCCAGCACTGCCTGCGGAGGTGCCGTAGGCAATGCCTGTTGATATTTTTTCCATCTGATACATATCCCGCCCCAACAGACCTGTGCTACCGGAAAGAAAAAAGGCCATCAGCAAAACTCTGATGGCCTGAATCACCTTTACCAGTCATGTATGAAAAAATACGCACAACCAATTGACAATAATTATCATTTTCATTAAAAATACCGCGTAACATTCTTATTTCATGAAGAACCATACCCGCCAGCGACCTGAGTAGCAAAAGCTGTTCATCCCCCATATTTTTGCTGGCGGGTTCTTTTTTCTACTGCCCTCCTCCCCAGGAAAAGCATTTCATTCTTTTCTCATTAATCGTTACTGGAGAGAAGGCGGGAAAAAGCCAGCTCTTTGGCCCTAAATAACAGCATGGCTTCAGTCCATACAGAATCTGATTTTCCAGCTCACATAATAACCAGATGATGCAGTTGCAAAATCTGGCAACATCGGATTATTATGCGCCTGTGAAAATTTCTTCACGTTTTATTCCTTGCCGCCCGTGCCTCCCAGCGCGGGCTTTTTTATCCAAAAAATACCCCTCCGGAGAGGGGTATCATACAAGGGGATGACCATGATGCATGGTGCCGGGTGCCTCCCGGTGAGTCCGGCATCAGCATACGAACCCGCGATTATCCCAGAACTGACTGCTGATTCGCCCCGCCGCTTAGGGGGATTCACCATGCGTTTTTTTATTTACAAACTCTTCGCCAGACAAACAACCATTAACTGGCTGAATTGTGAGGTATTTCAATTTTTAGAAAACTGACCAACCTCCGCTTATACGCCGGGCATGGAGCGGATACAAAAAAGCCCCGCAAAAGCAGATCAGAAGGATTCGTTGTAAAAAAAAAGCTGTCAGATTATCGCGCTAATCTGACAGCTACAGCAGGTATCCAAAAACATGGGTGGAAACAATAAGTGAGTTAAGAAGACACGGTGTCGGATTTTTACCGATGAGCCGTTGGCGTGGTCAACCGTGACTCGCTTGTATCAACGATGAATTAATGAAGCCAATCCTTTGCAGGCTATGTACAACCCACCACATCAGCCCTGCTGCATTGCAGGATACACTGTATCTGTAATCATTATACGGCACAGACATCCCACCAATAATTGAATTAATTCACAAAATTGTATTTGCTGATAACATACTGATTTCCTGGATGGTCTGATTAAACCGCTCTGTCTCAAGCTCAACACCTAACGCCCGACGCCCCAGCGCCATTGCTGCTTTTATTGTGGAACCGGATCCCATAAAGAAATCAGCAACCAGATCGCCGGGTCGACTACTGGCATTGATTATTTGCCTGAGCATATCCGCCGGTTTCTCACACGGATGTTTACCCGGGTAGAACTGAACGGGTTTATGCATCCAGACATCGGTATAAGGCACGGAGACTGATACGGAGAAATAGCGCCGGAGAGATTTAAACTCATCCAGCAATTCAGAATATTTGCGATTCAGTGAATCATAAGATGCCACCAACTGGTGGTGTGGTTGTTCCAGTTGTTGTTCCTGAAACTTCTCTGCCGCTATACGGGAAAACAGTGCCTGTAACTTCCGGTAGTCAGCCTCATTCGGCAACTGCCACTGACTGGCACCAAACCAGTGGGAAACCATATTTTTCTTACCTGTGGCTTCGGCAATTTGTTTTGCCGTTATACCCAGTTCGGCACGAGCATCCCTGAAATACGATATCAGCGGTGCCATTATGTGCTGTTTGAGTTCCCTTTCTTTTGCCGCATAGCCGTCACTTTTGCCGCGATATGGCCCCTGGTAATGTTCAGCAAACAGAACGCGCTCTGTGGCAGGAAAATATGCGCGCAGACTTTCTTTATTACACCCATTCCAACGTCCGGACGGCTTCGCCCAGATGATATGGTTAAGCACGTTGAAACGTTCACGCATCATGATCTCAATATCAGATGCCAGGCGATGCCCACAGAACAGGTAAAGGCTTCCGGCTGGTTTCAGTACCCGCCAGAACTGGGCCAGACAGTGGTCCAGCCACTTCAGGTAATCTTCGTCCCCTTTCCACTGATTGTCCCAGCCGTTGGGCTTCACTTTGAAGTACGGCGGATCGGTAACAATCAGATCAATGGAGTTATCAGGCAGGGACTGAATAAAATGCAGGCAATCAGCGTTGATTAAATCAACACTGTTTATTTTTACAGTATTTTCATGGATCAGTAAGCGTAACTCTGGTAGGCTCACTCTGCTTTTGCGCTAAAGCAGTGGGCCGTGGTTCGCTTGTGACAAGTAAGCATGAGCGAATGGCTGGCAGGTGCTACCAACACCCACCAGCCGCCCATTTTCACAGCAGGAAACCGCCATTACTGGCAGCGTCTGAATTTATTCCCGTACCCGCCGTTATCCTTCGCCAGACCCGCCAGAACTAACTGAGTCAGTATTAACTGGCACCGGGCTTCGCTTACTCCGGTAGTTCTCGTCATCATGCGTGGCGTTACCCACTTGTCAGCAGGTAAGAAATGAAGGACTGCGGCGGCGGTTTCTGTCATATCTTGCTGTTTTAGCATGTCTTTTTCCCTTCTGGTTAACATGACATACCAATAACTCTTGTCTAAAAAGCCAGCAAGATAAAAAGTCAGTATTCACGACCACCAGCGTGTTTACTGTGCTGCACCAAGTTTACAGGTACAAAAAAACCGCTCAGCGGCGGGTTTAAGTTGTGTGGCGAAGTAACCACTCTTAACACAGTAATCTAGAAAATGCGGACCGCGTTAGTGATTTTTATCTGTTTTTCCATTATTTTTTTGCCACACAGCTTAAAACGAAAAATAAAGCAGGCGTTGCCAAACCTCACGGTGACAGTTGGCTTAGAATGAGGACATATTTTTGGATAAGTTTGATGAGATTCATGTAGACATTGAATCTGAGCAGCAAGCCTTCGATTTGCTTGAAAGCTATCTTGATGGTTATGGTTTACCTGACAGTTTAAGTTTCAACGGATGGCCAAACCTTACCATCAGATTAACCGGTGAAAAATTCAACAGATCGCTAACACCTTCAGTTATGAAGGGATTTGTTGAAATGCAAGCTCAAATCAACAAATCATATGCCCTTGCCAAGTACGGTGTCCCTGACGTCCGCAAACTGACCAAAGAAGAACTTGATGCCCTAGAAATAGAAGTTACGGTAGAACAGGGTTCTTCAATAGTAGAAATCAACATTGATGGCTTTTTAACCAAACTCACACAGGAACTTGTTGGTAAAATGAACGCAACTGAGATCATGTTTACTGTTCTCGGCGCAGCAGTCATCTGGGGCGGAGTAACAGTATTTAAACGGTTCTTGGACAACCGTAAAGATATTCGCCTTGCAGAAATTGCTAAGGATGGAGAGAAAGAACATCTCCGGACTATGCAGATCATGAGCGAGCAAGAAACTAAACGCCTGCGGGTTATTTCAGAAATGATTGCGGAAAAACCACTTCTCGATAACATGGACCGTATGTCGTATGACGCTAAAACCCAAATGGTCAAATCCTTTGTGCGTTCAGATAACGCTCAAATTGATGGCGTTACTATTGATTCTGAAATGGCGAAAGAGTTGGTTACGAATGCTCGTAGACGTTCATCAGAAATGAGGATTGATGGTATTTACCGAATTGAAGAAGTCAATAATACTGACCCAGAGAGTTTCAAAGTTAAGGTCCGACGCGTAGATACCGACCAACGTCTAACCTGCGTAGTTCAGGATGTTTTCCTTGATGAATCCGGAAACAAAGAAGCATTGCAGCGAGCTGAGTGGGAAAGAAAGCCTGTACATTTGAGCATTAACGCAAAACACGTCGATGGTGACATTAAGTCAGCAGTAATTCTCTATGTTCGAGATGTGGAACAAAAGCCCGAGTAATCGGGCTTCAATAATCAATCTTTAATTTCGGGGTCCATCTCTAGACTAATTTCCAGCATCGATAGGCAGCCATCAATAAACCCCTCAGCCATCTGTATCTCAATGCGTATTAGTTTCTCATCCTTTTTACGAGCCTTGGCGAGCTTTCTTTTAGAGATACCGTATAGGTAATGGGCAACAAGAAGCGAATGTTCGTCCGGCCTTTTTTGCCTTAGACGAGCAAGACAACCTTCAATAATTAATGCATCACTATCTGAACATGCCTGACGTGTTTTGCTTGTATAGGGAAGAAGCCCTTTAAACCCAGCAGCTATAGGAGAATAGTCTACTCCTGAACTATCACTCGCCGCCCATGCTCCCCAACGATCCAGAACCATTTGAATATCACGCATCAACTTTCTCCACAAAATCAGGCCAGCACGCCAATTGCCAGCGCACGATCGATAAAACGAAATATCAGCTCCAGCTGGGAGCCATACTTCTCTTCAAATGCCACGGTATCCGCATGCAGCTCGTCGTGATGCTTTCTGCACAAAGGCAACACAAAGAGGTCATGCGCTTTTGTACCCATTCCCCCCTGACCGTGGCCTATCAGGTGGTGGGGATCATCAGCAGGCTTTCCACAACATGCACACGGCTGTGTCTTAACCCAGCGCGTGTACTTTTCATTAACCCAGCGGCGACGTTTTGGGCGTAACATAAAAGACTCCGGCGACTCCGGATCCACTTTCAGCGCCAGCACCTTTTTCGCCTTATCCTGGATGATGCTGGTGGCAGGAACCGAAGGCACAAGGTCACTTTCCCGGGTGACAGACGGCACAACAGGCTT